TCATTAGAAGAAGAACTTTCATCAGAAGAAGAACTTTCATTAGAAGAAGAACTTTCATCAGAAGAAGAACTTTCATTAGAAGAAGAACTTTCATCAGAAGAAGTATTATTTAAATTATCAATTAATTTTTTAAAGAAATTATAATAAATATCAAAATCTTTAGATTTTAAATTTAAATTACATCTATCATCAATAAATTCAATAAATATATCTTGTAAAGAATGATTATCTCTAATTTTATTTAAGTTATTTATAAGTAATTTTTTAAATGATATAAATGTTAAATTAGTTTCAAATAAACATTTAACATTTATATCTGTTATAATTGATAAAATAGGTATAAATTCGCTTATAATATTAATTAATTTAGCATTATCATTGTAATAATCATCTTCTTCTTTATCTAATTTAGATTTTTTCTTAATTTCTCCTTTTTTATTTATTTTAAAATTAACATCAATACCTTCTTTGTGAATAATTTTTTCTGTATGATTATCATCCGAATTAATAACATTTTTAATAATATTTTTAACATCAACAATAAATGATTTTTCAAAAGTTATATTTAAGTTTTTTAATTGTTTAAAGATACTACTTGAAGTTTCATTTGCAATTTCTGATAATTTCTTAAAAAACTCTCGTCCATATTCTTCAATTTTTTCATTATCTTCAAATTTAGAAGTATAATAATCAGCATCAATATTTAATAACTTACATGTTTTAAAATTAATTTTTTCTTCATCATCTTCTCTATAAATTAAATCTTTTTTAAAATAATTAACTAATTTTAATGTTCTTTGTGGATTTAAATCAACAATAAACCCATATTTCTTTTTATGACAATAAGTATCAAGAATACAATTATTATTATCAACAACTTCAGTCATTGAGCGAAACATCATTTGATAAATTAAATCAGGAGACATACTATTATTAAATAAAACAACAATATCTACATCATGTAATGATATACCAAGATTAAACTTAACACCTGTTAAGATAACTATATTTTTATATTTTTTATCTTTATTCTTATATTTGGCAGTATTAATATCTTCTTTATTTTGAATATTATAAACAACATTTTCTAATTCTTCATATTGTCTTTTAACTATTCCTTTAGTATCACTTATTGAAACTAAAAATAGGGTTGTTTTAAAATAAGAATAAAAATTTTTAGATAGAAGTTCTAATAATGCAGGTATTTTATTTGAAAGTTTATTTTGATTTGTTGGCAAAAACCATAATTGGCTTGTTGTAGTTGTTATATTTAAAGGTTGTTGTAATGTTCTGCAATTATTATTGCAAACATTACGAATTCTAGGTATTATTCCATATTTTTCATATTGACTTCTAAATTCATATCCGACATTAATTGGTGTATCATTATCTTTAATTTTCAATTCTTTTCTCTTAAATCCAAAGAAATAATAAAAAAGTTCAATTAATTCATCTTCATTTTCAAATCTATTATTTTTATTTAAATCAAATATATTATCCATAGTAAAAGTATATTCAGATAAACCATTTGCTAATCGTATTTCATTATAAATCGCATCTATATTTTTCCAAACAGCCGTTATTAAAAACGGTTCTGGAAAGTCTTTATATTGGTTTAATAAAAATTTTAATTTACTATAATCAATATTTTTCATATCAATATTATAATCATTATTTAAGACATCTTCAAAAACAGTTTTATTAAAAATTTTTTCATTATTTTCAATAAAATTATTGGAAAATTTTATAAATTTATTTTTAATAACAATTTCTTTGCTATTTTTATCATTTGCTATTTTTTGCAAATCGATGACATTTTCTAAACTCCAAATTAATTTATTTTCATCAGGTATTTCAAATTTAAAGATAGGCTTGTTATAGGTTGCAGTTATAAATATTCTATAAGTATTAATTTTCTTTAATTCATTTAATAAATCTTCTGATTTATCAGTTGTCATTCCATAATGTGCTTCATCTATAAAAATAATATCAAAATAAATTTTATCTAAGATTTCAATTATATTAGCGTCTTCTTTATTTAAATTAGGATCTTTCTTTTTGTCTTGATTTTCATCGCTGTCAATTTTTTGTTTTGAAAAAATATAAAGATTTTTACTTGTTGGTTTAGTTTTATTTTTAATATCTGTTTTATCAATAATAGTTAAATCATTAAAATCTAGATAATTTTCAAAAATCTCTTTATATTGAGGTATAGTTTCTGTAGGTGCTGGTGTTATAATTAAAAAATTACCTTTTTCTTTTGTTTCTAAAAATTTCTTTATAACACCAGCGATAATATAAGATTTACCTGAACGAGCAACAGCACCAATAAGAATATTTTTTTTATTTACCCTTTCTTTTTTTACAATTTTACTAATTTGATTTATATATAAAGACTGATGAAATTTAGGCATAAAAACTTTTTTAAATTGTTTTAAATAATTTTTTTTAAATGAACTTAAATCATCTTTAGTTTCAAAATAATTATAAAAGTTAAGTATTTTTTTAAGTTCAATAAAATAAAATTCTAAATCATTTAAATCATAAACATTTTCATAATTACCAAAAGGATTAATATATTTGCTCAAAATTAAACTTGATTTATTATCTTTTTTTCTTTTATTAATAAAAGCTTGTTTATCTTTAACAAAAAGGACTATTTTAATATTTCTATCATTATTTTTTTCTAAAAATGGGCATAAATTTTGTATGTCATACTTTGTAATATCGGCTTCATTTTCAAAATATTTAGAAGATGATATAACTATATCTTCATTATCATTATCATTACCATTATCATTACCATTATCATTACCATTATCATTACCATTATCATTACCATTAGCATTACCATTAGCATTACCATTAGCATTACCATTAGCATTACCATTAGCATTACAAAAAGTAATATCTGAATAACCGCCTGAATTACCACTTTGAATATTTGTTTTTAAATAATCATCAAAAAAATCTTTAAATTCTTTAAATTCTGTTTTTGATAATTTTTCAATTTTATTAATATTTTTATTTAGATGTTTAAGTTTATTTTTAGTATTATTAAAAGGGATTATATTAGTTACTAAACCAAATTTAATGCAAATATCCCAAAGTCTTTCATAAATAAAACCTTGTTTTGATTTAGTTTCTTGTTTATCATCTTTAATATCATCAATATTTAAATTTTCAATAACATCTTTAGCATTTTTAAATTTTTTAGAATCTTTAATAGCTTTCAATAATTCTCCAATAGTTTTAAGTTTTTTCATTAATTCTAATAATACTTTTTAAAATTATAAAAAGTTAAATATTTTTATATTTAGTCATAATTGATTTATAATAATCATCGGCAATTTCATATGCCATTTTTTCATATGGATGTTCATTAGATGAATCTGTTAAAAGAGTGTCATTAATTCCTTTTGGATATTCTGATTTATAATAAGCAATCATTTCAATTCCTTTTTTATCTTTATAAATATAGTCATTCAAGTCAGGATTAGCTCTTATTAAAGAATTCTTTTCTTTTTTTTTAGAAATAGTATAACCATTATTTTTAATATATTCATTAATTATATCTGGATTAAAACGTTGATAAATATGAATACTCTCATGAATTAATGTTTTTATAAGTTCAGTTTTATCATAATTAAGAATTTTTGGAGATAAAAATATAATTTTATCTCTTGTATGTGGAAATCCTTCTTCATATAAATGATTAACTAATGCAAAAGTCCAATTAAAACCATTATTGAAAAATAGTTTAGCTTCTTTAGAACAACTGTGTAATTTATTTTTTTGTTCTTCATCAAAATTCATACAATTTTCTAAAATTAAATTTAAATATTCTTGTGCTGAATTACATTTTCTTGCTCTTAAATCATAAATACTTAAATTTTTAATATAATTATCATTATCATTATAAATAAAATCTTGTGTTTCGTTTTTTGTTAAAAAAACTGTAGAGTTATAATCTAAATAATTTTCAGTAGTTTTTTTATAACTACTAATAATCATAAAAATTATAAATATAAAAATTATAAATAAACTAAAATAAATATATTTAAATTTTAATTTCATTATTTACTATAAATACATAGAAAGATAATTTAAATTACTTTCTTTTTTTGAAATTAAATATTTATCAACATATTCTTTAGTTATGGTAAAAGGAAATGATATAATTTTATCATCTATTTTTATATATCTATTAATATTTATATAAGAATAAATGTTATTTAAATTTCTTTGTAAATTTCTGACACCATCTTCTTGAGTAGTATTATCAATAATATAATAAATAATTTCATCAGTTAAAATAACATCATTTGTAGTAAAATTATAAGAAGAAATAATATCTTTAATTAAATTATTTTTAACAATTTTAATTTTATCTTCACGATTATATTTATCAACTTTAATAATTATCATTCTATCTCTCAAAATAGGGCTTATGTTATCAATGTTATTAAATGAAAAAAAAATAATTGATTTAGAAATATCCAAATCAATTTCTTCAATATATTTATCATTAAATTTGCTATTTTGAGTTTCATCAGTTAAATGAATTAGTGTATTTATTATTTCTTCACCATAACGACTATTAGAAACTTTATCTAATTCATCAAAAAAGAAAATAGGATTCATAACTCTAGTTTTTATTAATTGTTCAACAATTTTACCATATGTTGAACCTTCATAAGTATAAGAATGACCCTTTAAATAACTTGAATCGGATATACCACCTAAAGGAATAAATGCAAGAGGATAATTAATAACTTTAGCAATACCGTCTTTAATAAATTTAGTTTTACCAACACCCATCGAACCCTGAATACCAATAACATAACCTTTAGCATTTGATTTAGAAATATATTGTGCTAAAATTCTTAATAATTGTTCTTTTGTTTCATTATGACCATAAATATTTTTATCAAGATTTTTACGAATATTTAATAAAAAATCAGAAGTTGATATTTTATTAGTATTAATTTCTTTATATATACCTAAAGGTAATTGTGAAATAGTTGAAATCCATTTATTAAGCTTAGAATATTCACTTGACATTTGATGTAAATTAATAAATTCTTCATATTTTCGTAATATAGTAATTTTATTAGATATTGAAGTATTTAAGGATAATAATTTAAATCTTAAGGGTTCTTTTTTTGCTTTATAAGAATCAATTTCATTTTCTAAAAAAAGAATTTCATCTTTTTTTGATTCATCTAAATTATTAAAAAATTTAATTTCATCTTTGTTATATTTTAAAAATAAATCATTATATTTATCATTATATTTATTCTTTTTTTTAAAACTCATTATTTATATAAAGAGAAAATATAAATTAAACAATCTTTTGTTCTGGTTTTTTGAAATAATATTTATTAGTTATAATATGTTGAGTTCTTACAATATTATAAATTATTAAGAATAATATAATAAATATTAATATAAAGGCTATAATAACTAAATTTGAAAATTGACTTGGATAGAATTGATATATTAAGAAACAAGTTAAAATAACAGCAACAATAAGAAGTAATCCAATATTATTATAATATCTTGTTTTCAAATCTCTTCTAAGAATATTATAATTACTTTCTCTAGTTTTAAAAAGATTTTTTTGTTTATCATAAACTCTATCATAATATTTTTTATTTTTTTCAGCAAATTCTGTTGAAAAATTATATAAAGTTTTAGTATTTTTTTGTATTAAATATAAATTAATATTTAATTCTAAATTTTCAATCGCATTTTTATATAAATGAATAGCATTTTCTATTTTTTTAACTTGAATACTATAATTATCATCTAATACTTTAATAGTTATAAATGAATTTTTACCAACATATGAGTTTATAAATCCTAAACTATAAATATTATATTTATCTGTTCCATAAAAATCATAATCTTCATTAGTTAATTTATATCCATCTAAATTATTAATAAAAGTATTATCGTAAATTGTTCCAGCATCTGTATAAACATTTCTTAAATTTTGAAGTTTTTTAGTAATAAAATTAGTTCTATCACAAATATCTATACGATTATTATCACAATTATAAGTATACATAACATTACCATTATTATAAACATCACTTCTTGATATATTACCATCAACTATTATAATTGTTTTATTATCAGTATTACTAATTTTTTCAATTTTATTATTATAAATTTTATAAGTATAATTTTTTGGTAATAAAACTTTTTTGTAAATATGAATATTTGGTTGAAAATATGTAACAGAATTTACAATATAAGGATTACCATAAACAAAAATATCAACTAAAATATCATTAGTAGGTGTTAATAAAATATATTTTGAAGAATCAGCATCACCTGAAATATAATAATATGGCAAAATTATATTTTCTGCTATTTCGTTTCCAAATTGATTTTTACATAAATTATATTTAATATCACTTTGTGATATATCATAATTAGTAGTAACAACTATATTATCACAATTAAAAGTTTCAAATAAATTAAAATTAGTATTAGCTTTATAAAATATAAAAATTATTGTTAATATTATGATTATTAATAAAATTAATAACACAAAAGGTCTAACACTTTCTTCAAAATTTAAATAAGTAAAAAAGAATACAATAGAAACAGCTATAATAATACCATAAACTATATATGTATAGAATGTATCAATTTTACTAATATCATATTTTAAGTTATAATCATGTATTCCATTATTTAAACTATTATTAATTTTTGTAATATTATCTTTATTAATATTTTTATTGATATCATAATAATCATGTATATACTTATTTTTATCTTCTAATTGAATATCAGTATTTCTATCAAAATGTTTATAAGTTGTATCAAAATATGTTTTATTAATTTCATCAATATCTTTAACTAATTTTACTATATTAGCAATCGCAAGAACTTCATTATTTGTAGTAGCATAATTATTTATATATGTATATAATTTGAAATTATTAGAACAAATCAAATAATGAAAATAATTTTTAGAGATGTTTTCAATTAAAATTCCAATATTATCAGGTTTAATTAATTCATTAAATTCATTTCTAATATAAGCACTAACATAATTATCATCAAATGCTATAGATGTATTTATAGTATTTTTATAATCATTATTATCAACATAAATAAATTCATTTCTACCATCTACAATATTATTAAAAAATTTATCAATAATTAAAGTACAATCTTGTTTATTATCATAAATATTAAAAACACAATATTTATTTTCATCTATATAAACAGATTGTTTTAAGTTATCACAAACAAATTTTATTTGATATTTAAATCTATCACTAATTCTTAAATATTCAGGTATTAATTTTTCTAATATACCATAAACAATTAATAATTTAGTTATAACTAAATTATAATTAGCAGTATCATTGGCTTTAATTATTTTAATAATACTTTGTTTATCATTTATATTAATATTACTTGTTTTATAAATATTTTGAAATTTTAATTTATAATTATCGACTATATTAAAATTTTCAAAATTTTCAATAGTTTTATTTTTATTTGAAAATAATTGTAATAAAATAATTTCATTATTTTTTTTAACTTTTAATATTATAATACCATCAGAACCTCTAAGTTTATTTATAAAATTAGGATTAGAAGATATATTTTCAAAAAAAGTATTACCACCAGCACCTCCGCCTGTATTTTTAACTGGTAATGATAAAGATGGTATATCATTAAAATTTAATCCATTACCTGCATTTGTTCCACCTTTACCACCAATTCCAGAAGCTTTTGTATATGCACCACCACCACCTGATCCAAATATAAAATTATCATTATATCCAATTGTTCTTAATTCATTAAATTCTGTCGGTAATTTTGTTCCATTAGCACCATTTATACTTCTTATGGTATTTTCAAAATTTGTATATACACAAGTTTTATTTATAGAATCAGATGATTGATAATATGAACAACCACCAATACCATTATTTGTTAATGTAATGTTATTATTATTTCCTGAAGCTCCACCATTAGTCATAAATATAGGTATTAATGGTTGAGCTATATTTACTATAACACTTGGTGTTGAATAAATTGTTGTTATATTATTAAAACTATTATTAAATGAAAAAATTTCTAATATTTTTGTTTCATCATATTTTTTTACAATTCCTTGTGAATCAGTTAAAATAGCATAGAACTTTAAATTGTTTTCATAATTACTTGGTAATGTATCTTGAGTATGTATTATTTTAACTATAAAAGTATCATTTGCCTTAACATTACTTCTTATTATTTTAGATGTTCCATTTTCTACAGAAGTCCAATTATTAGAATCATAATTATAATATAAACTATAATCTGATGAAAATCTATTATTTGTTAAATCATCATCATTATAAACGAATAAAATACCATATTTAGATGCAGTTATATTAAATTCAACAGTTCTACAATCATATGGAGCTCTAAAAATACTATTTAATTGAATAGTATAATTTCTATCATATAATAGACCTGTTTTTTGTCTTTTTGAAGTATTACAAACTGAATTTTGTTCACCTTGACATACTATATTATCATATTGAAATCTATTATCATAATAATTCATAATATCATTAGGACCTTTAAAAACTATAGGTAAAATTTCAAAGTAAGTTATATAACTAATTGATGATGTTATTGTTATTTTTCTTTCCCATTGTTTTTTTAAACCTAAATTTGCAAGATCTATAGCATTCATATTCATAATATAACTATTTTGTCTTGATAATAAGTTTGGTATATGACCTGTATATAAAATACCTTGAAATCCTTGAGTATATTGATTATTATTTATATAATAAGCTCCTCTACCTACAATACATCCAATTGAAGTATTAACCTCCGCAATAAAAGTAGAAAATAAAACATTACCACCATTACCACCATTACCATTTTCTAATCCACCAGCACCACCACCACCTACAGCAAATACATCAATTTCAATATTTTTACTCATTATTGCATTATTATTTATAACATATGGATTAAATGTATTTGTTAAAACATAATAAGCAGCATCTTTAGTATTAATAGTTGGTTTAATAAACTCATTATTATATGTAATAAATTCATTTAAATCAGGATATGATATATTTGTAGATGACATTATAAATATTTTATTATCTATTATATAAAAATAAACTTAATTTTAATTTAACTTATTAAGATTTTTTGGTTTTATCCAATAATATTTATACACATTTTTATGTGTATATATGCTAATATTATAAAATAGATTTGCAATTATATACATAATTAATAAGAAAAATGCTAACAATATTAGTTTTAAATATTCAGGTGAATAACTATATAAAATAAGCAAAACTATAAATGCAATAAATATATAACATATACTCTTAGTTATTTCATATCTAACAAGTATATTTGCTAAAATTTGATTTGAACCATCATTTATATTATTTTCAAGTGTGTTATATTTTGTTTGTCGTGTTTGTTCAACTTTATATTTTTGTTGAAATGAAGTTATTGAATTCTTATATATTATATTATTATCTATAGTATATAATTCATTAAATTTATTAAATAAATATTTATTTATATTATTATTATACATATTAATTAATGTTTGCATATCTAAATGTATTGATGTATATTCAACTTCTTTATAAATTATAATACAAACACCATTATTACCAGATACATCAGAACCTGGAATATCATTATAAACACCACCAACACCATAACATAAAGGATTATTAGTTTTATTAATAACTAATAATTCATCAGTTGTATTACCAGCTGATCCATAATAAACACCGTCATTTATATTATTTTTATTTGCAATAAGATAATTAATAATTTGTTTAATATCATAATCAATATTTAAATCATTATTATATTCTTTTAATGTTTTGTAATTATTTGGATTTTTTTCAAAAACATCACTATTATTTAAGAAAACCTTTATATTTGCTTTATTATCAGTTTCTTTGCGATTTTGTTCATTTATATTAATATTTACAGAAGCATTATAAGTATCTGTAATAGATATTTTATTTGTAGTATATTTATTAAACGAAACTTTATAACTAGTAAGTTGTTCTTTTAAATTTGCTGAAACAAAACTATCATTATAAATATTAATAGTTCCACCTGCTCCATTATTATTAGCAAGTGTTCCATTTTCTCCTTTTCCAATTAAAATTATACTAACAAAAGAATTTTGATAAATTCGTAAATAAATATCGTCAGTAGTTATAATCATTTTATATTTATTTTTATTATACTCAAAACTTGTAATATTATGATATTGTCTATCTGGATAAACTTGTAAAACATCAATTTGTGGTGTTATTTGAGATGGTTCTTGTATGTTATTATCAAAATTTTCTCTAAATCTAATATTTTTAAGTCCATAATAATTTAAATAAACTATAATAATAACTAATATCAAAAATATTATAAGTAAATAAGGTAATAAATTTAATCCACTTACAAATGTAGCTAAATATAAAAACCACAAAAACATAATAGTAATAATAATATAAATTATAGCTAAAATAACTTTTACTTCATTATTTATAGTATATTTATTTTCATAATAAGAACGCTTTGAATTTAATAAATTCATTTGATTTGTATTTTTATCATATAATTTATCATAATTATAAATATTTTTTGAGAAATTTTTCTTTATATCTTCTTGTTCTTCTATTGTGTTTGTTTTTAAAGTATCAACAACATTTTTAATTGAATAATTATAATTTTTAAGATTAATATAAATATTATTAATTTTTGTTTTATTATTGTAATCAATTTTATCAGATATATTATCATATAAAATTGCATATACAACAGTATTTAATCTTAATACATCATAAATATTTGAAATAACATTAAGATTTATATTAAAATATTGTTTTTTAATTTCAAATAAATAAGATATTGTATTAACAATAAAATTTATTGAAGATACATCTGAAATATTAGTTTGGTTATTTTCAGATGTTTTTAATGGTGTATTATCACAAAAACTGTTATTAATTAATGTTCTATTATTATTATCAATAATATGATATAAATTATTATTTTCTTTAATAATTTTTATAGAAGTTAAGTTAGCAAATAATGAACTATAATTATTATATGTTGATGATATAAAATAATTTTTAATATTATAATATCCAAGAATTAATGAATTTGGTTCATTTACATCATTTATTTTATCATAAATAGTTATTGTTAAAACATATTTTATAATATTGCTTGAGTTTTTATAATTAGTATAGCTAACATTTTCATCTTTTTCATTTGAAGTAAAATTTATATTTAATTCATCTATTAAATATTCATTTTTATTATCAAAATAATTTATTTTTGTATTAATATTATTTTTAACAATAAAAAAAGTTCTTTGAATAATATAAATTATGCCTAATAATTTAGTTAAATTATTGCGACTAATATAGTTAAATAAATCATTAATAGTTGATTGATTTAAATCTACTTTTGATTTGTATAAAAAAGAATTATTAATTAATAATTCAATTAATTTATTATTAAATAAAGTTTCAGTAGTATCAGTATATAAAATATTTTTAGATTGCAATTTAATTATATGATTAAATTTTTCATTTGTAAAATCATTTTTAATATATAAATTAAACATTTTTCTAACAATTTTTGAGTTATTGTTTACAATATCTGATATTGGTGAATTTTTAAAAGATAAAATAAATACTCCATCTTTACCTTTACTTCCAGTAAATAAAGAACCTTGTTCAACTAATAAACTTCCACCTTGACCACCTGAACCATATACACCATAATATTCAGAATTTAAGTAATTTAAACCATTTGCACCATAATTATAATTTTGTGTATTATTAATTAATTGCCAATTTCCACCAATACCACCATTACATAAATTTAAATTATTTAAGGGAATACTTTCATTATATTTGTTTTTAGCAAATAAATTAAAATTATTTTCAGATAAATAACATTTAGTTCCATTATTCCATTCTTCATACTTACGGTTTGTAGTATTATTCAACCTAATATTACTTGAATTAATATAAGCAGAACTTGTTTCAGCTACATTATTTATAACAGTACTGCCAGTTGATTGTACATATCCTAATTTTAACATAACATTATTTACATAATTTATATATGCTCCACAAGTTCCATTATAAACTCTGGTATTTAAAATACTTGGTGAATAAAAAGCTGTTAATATATCTATTAAACTTTTATCTATAGTATTCATAGCAGCATTTATACCTCCATTTATTACAAATGTTAATTCACTAGAAGTTGTTCTAAGTTCTTCATATGAAGCATTTGGATTAGAATTATATTTTATAAAAGTATGTGCACGATTTGCACTTTTAGCTGTATAACTTTCTATTAAACTATTAATAGCTGTTTTGTCATTAAAATCATAAATATAAATATTATTATTTTTTATTTCATAATCAATCTTAAATAAATTGTCCCAAGATATATAATTACCAGAAGGTATAGACTCTGTATTTGGATATAATAAAATAATAATTATTTCATCACTATTACCTGCTGTATAAATGGTATTAATTGTAGTATCAAAAAATTCATTTATATTATTGTTTTTATTAATAAAAACAATTCTATTATAATAAGAATTATTAAATTCATTAAAATTTATTGAAGTATTTTTTTTAATGTAAAAAATAATTTCAATAGTAAAATTATTATTAAAGTTATAACTACCTACACCTTCATAACTTAAAACATTTAATGATTTATTTGTTATTTTTGTTCTATCTATAATAAATCCAAATAAATCATCTTTATTCCATGTTATTTTTCTATAATTAATATAAAAATCAGTTGTTATATTATTTAAAACAGTTTTAATATTACTTTTATAAATTTTTAAATAAAAAGCATTTTGTTTTTTCATATTATTTATTTTATTTATAATATCAGTATCTGATAACATATCATAACATTTACCAGGTGTTATTAAATAAGAACCTGTATTAAGTTTATTTTCATTATTTTCAAGATTATTAACATAATAATAATTACCAGCAGAACCACCATTACCATAAATTAATCCACCATGACCTCCACCACTACAAGCAAATACTTGATAATTTTTAATATCATTAAAAACTCTTAAAATATATGACACTTGTTTATCATTTGTATTATCTAAAATAAATGTGTTAAATTTATCATTTTGTGTATTATAATTTCCAGCATTTTCATATGAAACAAATTTATCATCTATATATTTTTCAACTATTGGAATATTATTTTGATATAAGTTATATTCCAATGACATAATTATATAAATTGTTCTATATATAATGATAAAAAAAAAACTTTAGATACAACATCTATAATAATAAGATTTACCACTATTCTCATTATATCTTGTTATTTCAACTATATCTCCCTGTTTTAATCCAAGCCATTTTGCAATAACATCAGTATGTAAAATAATAGGCATTTGCAATTTACTTTTAATTAAATATTTATCCATAATTTCTTTAGATTCTTCTAAAGATAATTTACGATGCGGTGGAACATATTGATGTTTTGTGGGATTAAATAATAAATCTTTTATTTGAAAAAATTGCAACATTCCATTCTTTTTTTGTAGGATTTTATCTATTATATTTAACTGAGTTATTGATGGTGTAGTTAATAAATCATTATTAAAGATTAGAATTATATTGTATTTTCCATTAAATTCTTTTACGAAATTATCCATATTATTTTTATTTTTTTTTAATGTATCTATGATTGTTGTTCTTAATGGTTTTGTTAATGCAAATATTATTGCAGTATTGCTAGTATGAAAATCTGTAACTCTATTATCATTATAAAAATCTTCTCTTTCAACTTCAACTTCATGTTCATCAAATTCATCAATATCATCACCCCTTTCTAATAACATTTCTTTCAAATTTTGAATTATATTATCGATTTTATCAACTTCCATTATAAATATATTTTATCTTTCTGATAATATATCATTTTTTTTTAAATCAAAAATTTATTATAATTGTTAATAAATTTGCATAAAAATAAAAAATGACAAAAAATTATATTTAAATTTTAAAAATGAAAGAAATAAGACCTACAGGATATTATAGTGATTTTATACCATATGAAGTATATGATATATTTAAAGGAAATTATTGGTGTAATTTTACTTATTCAAAATATCCATTTCAAATATCAGAATTAATACAATTAGGTATTAATAGAAAAATAATAGCAGAAAGATATAATTTAAAAAAAATTAATTATAATAAATTACCTCAATATGTTCTTAAAGATACTAATAATGAAACTAATGATCATAATGAATATTTTTATATTATACAAAATGGAAAAAAGAAATGGGTATGTATAACATCTCCAAATTATAATAATGAACATAATACTCAAAAATTAATTGAAAGAGGATATATATTAATTGAACCAATTTATACTTTATCAGTTTCAAATTCATTTATGAAAGTTTTTGAAAATAATTAATTAATATCAAATTTTTTTACTTCTTGTTAAATTACATTTCTTACATAATTGTCTTAATTTAGAATTATTTTTATGATATTCAAACCATCTATTTTCAAAATTTTTATCTTCTTGTCTAAATTTAGTTTCATTACTATAATTTTTAGTAAATAAATTTGGTATTTTTTGTTCTGTTTTTAAAAATTCTGTAGTTAATTTTTTAAATAATATTTCATGATCTATTTGTATTTCTTTATTTGAACCACAAAATTCACATTCATATTTTTTTATAGTATTTTTAAAATCAAGTATTTGATTTTTTATTGCATTTCTAAGAGCAACATTTAAATCATAATATGGATTTCTTTTTGAAATACATATTATATAAGAAATATCATCATAAGTCCCATCTTTTTTAATTAAATTTAATTCAAATGCTTTATTATTTAATTTATTTTTAACTATACAAATATCAACAACTTCTTCTAATTTATTGGGATAATCTGGATGATTTTTAAATAGTTCAATAAAATCATTATAATCATCTAATCTTTTATTTTTTAAAGAATCACATAAACCTTTATTTAATAAATTAGAAAAATATTTTTGTTTTTCTTTTTTTGTTTTAAATTGTTTTTGCATTAAATTTTTTATTATCAGTTTAATATTTATATTTTAAATAAGTTTTAAGTAAAAATTATTATTTAATAATAAATTTATTATAATTGTTAATAAAAATGTCTATTAATTTAAAATGTTTTTTTGCAATTTTTTTAGCTGTTGCAGTTTTTAAAAACTGTTTTATTTTATTTGTTCTATTTTTCATAGTATTAATAATTTCTGTAAAAGAATGATTTTTTTTATTTATAATATTGAATGATATATATCTCATTATTCCTATAGAACCTAAACTATTAATTCTGTCTGCATCTTGAACGATATATAATTTTATATTTTTTTTATTAAAATTTATATTTGTATCTTTAGATAATGATGTTTTAGTGCTAATCTTTAAAATTTCTTTTTTATCTATTTTATTTAATTGTTTTAAAGAAGACAAAAAATTATTTATAACTTTATATTGACTATTCTTTTTTTCATATTTACTATCTGCAACATCATGCAATAATGCTCCCATTTTAATATGAAATAAATCTTTCTTATTTTTAATACCTTCCTTTTTAGCTATTAAAAGTGATAACTTAACAACTTCACAAATATGATTATAATCATGACTAATATCATTATAAGATTTCATATAATTCTTAACATATTTTTTTGTTTCTATTAATATTTTTTCATAATTTTTGGTTATCATTAAATTATTTACACAATAAATAAAAAATAACTATTTATTTTTAAGTAGTTTTTATGATAATATAACATTTTTCTTTGAAACTAATTTCAATTATTTTTTTATCATCATTGTAATATATAATTGATATAACATTTTTCTTTGAAACTAATTTCAATTATTTTTTTTATCATCATTGTAATATTGATATTTATCATTTAAAAATTTTATATCTGTAGATAATTTATTACTATTGATTTCACTTAAAACAATTACTTTTAATTCTTTTATTGTTATAAAATCATTATAAATTCCATAAGATTTATAATTATTTAAAAATGGTGATAAAATATTTTTACAATATATCTCAATCATAATGATAATTAAACAAATAATAAAAATTTCATTTTTTATCCACATAAAATTTTTAATTGTTCTTCTTCTGTTAATTTTGTTTTTCCTTGATATTTATATGCTAATTTTTCTTCAATTAAAATATCTGAAAAACTTTTAACATCATTTTCTTTATAATAAATATCACCCATAACTCTGCCATATTTATCAAAATCATAACATTTTAACCAAATTAAATAAACATTATCATTTAATTCTTTTTTGATAGCTTTTTTATCATTATTATCAATTTCTTTATTTGTTATTAAGTTATATAATCTCTGTTTAGCTTTAATACCCATATTCTTATTTTCTTCAATTTTACTTTTTGTTTCACAAGTATCAATATTATTTAATCTAACTATAATTTTATAATATTCGTCTTTAAAATTAATAATTGTTTTAATAGTATCTCCATCTGTTATATCAACTACACGAGACATACAATTGATACCATCAAAAGAAAATAATTTAGTGTTATTTTCATTATGATTTTCCATTTTATCTTTACTTAAACAAAATGAAAAAAATAATCATTTTTTTGTTTTTGTTAACAATTATTCATTACTTTCTTCATTAGATTTGAAAGAAATTCCTTTCCATCCAACTTTAACATCATAAATACCATATATCTTTTCCATATAAGACCTGATTTGATTTCTGTCTGGTTGTTTCTTACTTTTTTGTAAATTAGTATGAGCCCAAGTCTTAAAGTCATTAAATATATCCATAATTCCAATTTTCTCTTTATTATTAGGGTCATTAACAATTCTATCTGTTAGATATTGTCCGATAACATCATTATTATTTTTATATTTTTGTGTAGCATTAATAACTTCACGAGGTTCATTTAATTTATTTGGATTAATATGTTTATGTCTCTCAATTAACATAGATAGAAATATTTCACTATATCTTTCAAATTTTTCACTTAATTCTAAATCCATATGAAATTCATTAGGTTTGTTAGGGTCTGGATTTTCACAGAAGCGTGAAGCAAACTCAATAACTCTAATTCTTCTCCATGTTCCACCATCATCACTAGGAATTTCTGGTAATTCATTACAAGCTAAAATCATTTTAAATTGTGGCTTAAATTCATATGGATCTTTATATAAACCTCTTGTTAAAATTCTATCATTTCCTGATAATTCTTTCATAAATCCAATATTAATTTTATCATTTTCACTTGGTTCTTGCAAAATAGCAAATCTTCTTCCTTTAGTTCTTTCAATTTCACCTTGTGCTGAATTTGAAGCAGCTCTTTTTTGTGTTAATAGAGCAATTGGGAGTGTTGCATAATAATCTCCAACAGTTTTTTGTATTAAATCTAATAATCTACTTTTGCCATTACTTCCTTGTCCTGTAAAAATATAAAACCGTTCTTGTGCAATACTACCATCAATAGCACAAGCTAGAATATCTAAAACATAATTCTTTAAATTTTCATTAACGAATAATTTAGAAAAGAATTCATTAATTTCTTCAATTTCTGGATAACTAATATTATAAGGAATATAAGATTTATTTGTTGTTAATGAAATATAATCATCTGGCATACCTTCTCTAAATAAATGCATTTTTAGGTCATAAACACCATTTTCAAACCCTAAAAGATGAGGGCGATTATCTAATAATTCTTCAAATTTTTCATCAATAAATAAACACTTACATTCTTTCATAACAGAATCTTTAAACCCTGAGTTTTTCAGTCTTAATGCTATTTTTTGTGCTTGTGTTCCTTTCTTATCATAAATTCCACGCAATCCTTCATCAGAAGAAGTATGCATCAGTTGATTAAAATAAATTGCTCTTTCATTAAATTTTCTGCAAATATCATCACTTAATGCTTTTCTTAAATTCAAACCTTCACGAGTTTTAACCCATCTATGCGTTTTTCTGTCATATTTATACCAACTATCTTTATTAATAGCTTTATATTCGCCTTTATAAATAGCTTGAACGACTTTTGCAATATCATAATGTGCTCCTTCAGAACCAATAGCAATATCAATTAAAGGTAATACAGAATTATCAATAATTTCATTATAACGCTGAATATTATCTTGTTTAGCCCACCATCTTAAAGTTCCCATACCTAAATGGTCTTTTCTCATTTTATCCCATAATTGTTGACATTCACCTTCAATATAACTACTACTTATTTTTGAAAATTCAATCCAAGAATTTAAAAGTCTGTAATCAATATTTCTTAAAACCCAACCTAAAGTAATCCAATCATCATATTTTTCAGCTCTTCCATGTGCTAAACATTCAATAACAAGTTCTTTTGCTAATATATATTCATCATCATTCGTATAATTTTTAGTAACTGCAATAACCTTATTCATAAGAATGTTATTATCCAATTTTTCTTTTTGTTTTCTATCCATTAAAGGTAATACATGCTTAACATATTCATTTACTTCATCAATAAATTCACTTTTAATACTATTTTCAGGTTTTGATGAATTTCTCATTGAAAATAATTTAATATAATCAATTTCATCTTTTGCAGTTATAATATAATCTTGCAATTTTGCATTATTATTCTTATAATCATAAATTTTTGATACTCTATAAGTTTCACAATCTGGTTTTTTACTACCATACATTTGCCAACAATTAGCAGAAATAATAGCTTTATCAATAATTTCTTCATATATACAGCAAATATCAGGAATATTAAATATATCCTGTGCTATATCTAAAATCTTTTTTCTAATAAAATGTTGAGTATTATTATTTGCAATAATATATGGAAAAATTATATGAATACCATCTTTAATTTTATTTCTGAATTCAGATGGATTTGGTTTTTCCATAACATAAGCTATATTTGCTTCTTCTGGAACATCAATATATGTATTAATTATTTTAAAATAACAATTAATAATATTTAAAATATTTTCATCTGTATATTTTCTTTTTATTGAAATAGAACCATCATTATTAATATCAGGGCTGAATCTAAAATCTAAATCAACACGAATTGGACTCGGATCTATCGGTTTTTCTGTTAAGAACATAGAAACACCATTCGTGATTGCTAATGCATATAAATTTAAAAAGTCATCATATTTATCTTCAGGTATAAATAATGATACTCTTGGATTTCCTATACTTGTATTCGTATATGGTTTGCCTTTTTCTGATTTGTATTTATTAATGAAAGCTCTTAAATCATTTTTAGTTGTCATATTATTATAATTAAAATATATATTTAAATATTAATCAATTTTTATTTTTAAATATTTCTTTATATCTAATAATAATTAAAAAAAAGTTTAATAAAAATAGAAAAATATGTTTTGTAGCCCTACAGTATCAAAAACGAAAAAGGCATTTTGTTATAGTAAATCTTCTTTATTAAAAATTATTAAAGCATGGAATGTTATTAATCCAAGTAAGAAAATTATAATAAATGAAGATGATAATTTAACAACTATTATAAATAAAATTGATGAAAAAATGGAATTAATTTCACATAAAAAAAAAGCTTATTGGTCTTGGATTGACATAATTAAAAATTTAGCATATAAAATGAATCAATTTAAAATATTTGATGAAATGAAAAGTATTGAAAAAAACGATTTAAGACCATCTCAACCAAAAGAATGGATTAAAAATCCTACAGAATGGTTATCTAATTTTGATATAGAAAAAGTATTACATCAATATGATAGAATTCCAGAAAATAATTATAAATTTTTAGGTGTTTATTCTATAGATTTTGGATTAACTGCAAAAAAATTATTAGATATTAAACCTATTTTAAAAAATAATGTTAAATATATTGGTTTCATAACTAATTTATCTAAATCAAATGAACCAGGAACACATTGGACTTCAAGTTTTTTTGTATTAGACCCATCTTTACCATCTTATGGTGGTTATTATTATGATAGTACAGCCCATGATATTCCAAGTGATTTAAGAATAGTTTTTAAAAATATTAAAATTCAATGTGAAAAAATATTTAAAAAACCTTTTAAAATTTATACAAGTAAAATTATTCATCAAAGAAGTAATACAGAATGCGGAATGTTCGCAATTGCATTTCAAACAAGATGGATATTAAAATTAAAAAAAAATAAAAATACAACTTTTATAGATATAATTAAATATTCTGGTTATACTGATAAAGTTATGAAATATTTACGATATAAATTTTTTCGACCAAATATTAATTATTTAAAAACTATTCAAAAAACATAAATTAAATGGATAAAGAAAATTTATATTTAGCTTCTCTAAAAATGTTAAATGATAAATTTAATATAAAAAATTATTCTAAAGAAATATTTAATTTTATTTATGAAAAAAATTATAGAAATATAACAATAGTTAATAATGAAATTAATAAAAAAATTTTAATTGAAATTAAAAATTCATTTTTATCTAAAGATGCTAATGTCAATGCAAATGTTAATGATAATGTCAATGCAAATGTTAATGATAATGCAAATGTCAATGATAATGCCAATGTCAATGCTAATGCAAATGTCAATGCAAATGTCAATGCCAATGTCAATGCTAATGTAAATGTCAATGCAAATGTCAATGATAATATAACAGAAGATTTTGATTATAAAATAAAGGAACTTGAAAATATACGCTCAACTATGAATAATATTCAACCATCTTTATTACAATCAACAATTAAACAACAGACTTTTGTTAATTTAACAGATAAACAAAATTCAATAATACCACAACAAATACCAATTATACAAACTGAAAAACCATTAAATAATTTTAAAACATTTATCATAAATGCAACAAAAAATAATTTTAAAATAACATCATCAATAGATACAAAAACAAATTATATATATCCTTGTAAATTATGTATTCCATCAAATATTAAAAATCAATCACCATATTTAATTTTAGCTATAAATGATGGAGTTAAAAATATTAATTATACTTTTACACCATCAATTTGTAATAATATATGGGATATTTGGGTACCAACTATTGATAATTATATAGATATAAGTTTAAATAATAATATATGGAATATAAATATAATTGATTATCTTGGAATTAATTTAGATTTCAGTTGTTTTTATTTTAATATTAATAGTGTTTTAGAAAATACAACAAATGAAACATTTACAATAACTGTTGATAATTCTTATCAATTTAATATAAATGATAAAATAAAAATAATTCAAGAAAATAATTTAATTAGTGATAATAAAATTATTAATAAAATAACTGATAATAAAAATTTATTAATAATTAAAAAAAATAATATGTTAATAGATAATTTTATAAATGCTAAAATTTTTAATTATAACAATCAATTCTCATTAATTTTTAAATATATATCTAAATAATAATTGTAAATACAACTATAAAAATTAAAACAATCATTGTTAATATATCAAGTTTATATTTCAACTTAATTTTTTGATTTTTAGATAATCTTGTAGGGTCAGGATCAGTATTTAAGTTAATTATTAATAAATAAACAATATAACCAATAATTATTTTTAAAATTACATGTGTATAAATATTTGATGAATTTATATGCATATTTAAATAATTGAATAGTATTCTCAATTTAAATGCATCAACATTTATTATAAGTAAAAGAATAACAAAAATTATAATATAAGTTATTATATAATAATATAAAGCATTAACTATTCCAAAAATAACATTATTATCTATAAAATAATAAGTTATATATAAAGAAGCTAATCTAAGTAAAAATATAACTATAATAAATATAATTTTATCATTAAAAGTTAATGCAAGTTCAATTTCAGGGTCTAAGTCATTTTCCAATACATCATCATAAAATTTATTATCTGCTATTTCTGGAATAGTTTTTTTCAAATCATTATTATAATTATTTAACATTTTTTCAAATAAATTATCACCATTATCATCTATAAAATCTCCTGTTGCAATTTCTCTATCAATATTATTAGAAATAATAGAATTTGTTTTTAATTTTTTAACATCTTTAATAATATCTTCAAGTTTATTTTTAATATTTGTTTCTTTAGCTTTTGTTGCATCATCTTTATTATTTTCAAGTAACTCATCTATTTTTTTATTTTTAAATTTTCCTCCACCTTCTATTTTAGGTTCTCTATCTCTATCTCTATCTCTATCTCTATCTCTATCTCTATCTCTATCTCTATCTCTATCATTACCCCTATTATTTTTTAAGTTATTATCTCTATGAGCTTGTTCTGATTTTTCTATAGATTTTGATAATATATCATATTTTTCTAAATTTTCTTGCAATATTTCAATATAAGTATCAATAAATTGTTTATATTCTGAAATATATTTTTTAATATCATCTGTTATTTTATTTTCATCATTATCTTCTTTATTTATTTCTTTTTTATAAAAATGACTGATAATTTTTTGTACAACTTTATTAGATTTATGTTTTTCTAATAAAACTAAATATTCTTTTAAAACTTCTAAATCTTTTTCTATTTTTTTTGTATTATATATATCATCATTTATTTTTCTTTTATCATCTCCTCCTTTTTCAACAAAAATATTATAATTCTTTAATTCTTTTATTATTTTAAGTTTATTAATTTTTATTGCAGAAACTAATTCTGCTATTTTAGTTAAAAAATTTGCATCTGTTATAGATGGTAATATATCTGCATAATTATCATCTGATATATAACCATAATCTTTATTATCAGCACCTTCTTTTTTATGTTTAGGAATTTTTAAAAATTCTTGTAATTTTGTTGATGTTTTGGTTCTTAAGTCTTCAAGATTTAAATCTTGAAGATTTTTTTTAAATTTTTTTAAAAAATCTAATTTTTCAACTATTTCGTCAATATCATGTTCTTCTGCTAGTTGCAAATTAGTTTCAATATTAGAAGAATTACCATCAGAACCACCTATTAATTTGTTTTTACAAACCATTTGTGTTAATTCAACTGCTCTAATATTTACCACATATTTTTCTATTTTTTCTAAATAAATATCAGTTTTTGATAATTCTTTTAATATTGGAATGAAAAAACTATACATTAGCTCAATTATTTCTTTTTTTTCATTTAAATTATTTAATACACAAACCTCATATATAATAACACATAAATTTTGTAAAAAAATATAAAAATTTATATCTAATTCTTGATTATTGTTTTTAAATAATTCTGTTATAAAATTAATATCTATTGATATTTTTGATTTTAATTTATTTATATAAGAATTTTCATTAAAATTTAATAAGTAATATATAAAACCACTTAAATCATATTTATTTGATAATTTTATTTGCATTGAAACTATTATGATTTTTAAAAAATTTATTAAATTTTCTGAATTAATAATTATGTTTTTATATTTTTTTAATGTGTCATTGTTATTGTCATTGCTAATTATTTCCAAATATTCTTTAGTTTTATGTTCAATATGATATTTAATATATATAAATAAATATATTAATGTTGAATAATCATATAAATTTATTTTTTCATAATATAAAGAAGCACATAAATAAATAGCATAATTTATTGCAAATAATAATTTATAATATTTTTTATTAATAACAACATTAAAAATCTGTAATTTAGGTTTATGTTTTGATACTAATGAAAAATTATATGCATTATAATCAATTAAAGGAATATTAAAATCGGTAATTTTATCTATAAAAGATAAAATTTGATGATTTATATAAAATTTAAATCTTGAATCTTTTTTCAAATTTAAGTCTAAATAACTAAAATCTTCTGTTAATATTAATAATATTTTATTGATTTTTACATTTTTTTCATCCAAAATACATTTATATAATTCTTCTTCTATTTCAGTTGCAAATATATAAACATCTATATCTTCTTCTCCTATTTCAAAAATATATGGATGATTTTTAATTATATTTGTTAAACTACTTGGAACTTTATATAAAGTTCCATTTATTTTTAATGAAATTTCATTTGATGATGTTAATAATTTTAAGATTATATATGCATTAATTTGATATAAACCTTTTAATTCAATCTCATTTTTACAAGTTTCAAGATAATTAAATTTATTTTTATTTATTATACATTCATTTTTGCATTTATTATAATAATAAATAAATTTAATCAAATATTCTATTTCAGGTTTTAAATAATCATTTGAATTTGATATTTTTACTGTTAATTTTTGATGTAAAAAATTACAAATATAATGAATAAATTCTTCTTCATTAAATAAATCAGTTAATTCATCTATGATATCATCGTATTTTTTGTTTATTTTAATTAATGTTTCATTTATTTTTAAAGTAAATTTTAAATCTTTTTTTGTAATATTAATAAAGAAAGGATATAAAAAATTTATAAATAAATAATAAGTTTTATGAACTTTATCTGTATAATAATTTTGAATTATACTATCAATTTCATAAAAAGTTTTAATATATTCATCAAATAATTTATAAATATTATTAAATATTTTTATTATTAATGAATTAATTTGTAGTAAAATTTGTTGAGAATAAATATTATTTTTTATAATAAGTATAAGATCATCTAATAATTTATGTTCTATACTATTTTTAAAATAAAAACTATATGCATTAAAAAATAAATAAAAAAAATAAATTGTATAATTTTCTTTATTATCAAAAATATTCTTAAAAATTAAATAACCATCTTTGAAACTTATACAATTATAATATAATTTATATATTTCTATAAATGAAATAAAACAATATTCATTATTTCCTTCTCCACCTTTAA